GTATTGGCTGAAAAATATCCTGATGAATTGATAGAAGTCATTAATCGCTTTAAAAACATGTATGCATTCTCTGGTTCTAGTGGTATAGAAAAAACTCTATTATATATCATTATAGAGACAAATATATCAATTATAGAGAAATATCAGATAAATGATGTATTGATACATGTATCAGAAAAAATATTGAGTAAAGAACCCATAGATGAAATACAGGAAATTCATGAGATAAATGTAGAAAGATATCGAACTTCGATTCTCTCTTTAAATAATATAGATTTTTCTCAATTGGCCACACCCTGTAAAATCAATGTAATTTTTCATTACTGTAAAAATGAGGAAACTTTTGAAAAGGCTAAAAATTATTTTCTCAATTTTCTATCCTCTAGTTATTCCAATGATCCTGATCCAATAAAAAGTAAAGAAAAAACAGATGATTTTAAATATAAAACTTTTTTATCACTTGAAAGCAAAATTAACAATTCTATAAAAACATGGGATAATCCCTATTGGAGAAGATATCTATATAAATGGATATCCTATAAAGAAAAATGTGTAAATGAAAAAAAGGACTTTGTTCTAGAGGAATGCCTCGATTCTGACGGCAATCTTTTAGGGGAACCTACAGAGTTTGTAGATTACTGTATATCCATTGATAATTTAATAATTTCCCTCGCTATACTATTTTTAGATAATGAGGGTATCGGTATAACCAATAAAATATTATGTGCTCAAAACATCCTTGTAAAAGCATTTATTCCTCCAGAAATATTTTTACATACACAGCAATTTTTACTTGATTTATTATCCCAAGATTTAGGGGATCAAACATTGGCTGATATAGCTGATATTTTATTGAAATATGGAGATGATGAAACAAAGGAAAAGGCTCAAGAAAAAATATTGACTCTTGGTTTCAAAGATAACAAGGACTTTATCAAAACTATTTATAATAATGCACAAAATATTCATACAGAAGAGATTGGAGAATCTGCCTTGGAAATTCTTGAATTTCTCTCAAACATGAAAGTAGAGAAAATTCCCAAATTTAAAGAGGTTTATGATGAAATTAGAAAATTGGCTAAAAGTGTAGAATTTTATAGAGAAAAGGAAGATCGCAAAAAAATAAAGAATGCATTGAATAGAATATTTATTGACAGAGCTTTATATAGTAAAATGAACTATTCACTGGAAAATATATTGATCAAGGTATGGTTGTATATTTGTTCTAGTGATTTCAAGGAAGAAATGATTAAACGATTATTAGAGGAATTAATAGATATGTCAGGATGGTGTAGTTCTGGGGCAGCTTTTAGACTGTTAAATGTATTAAGTGGATTTGGCCAATTTTCTATGCGAATTAGCTGGGCTGATCAAATTACAGCCAATTTTTCTGCAAGATTTTATGCAATGATAGAAAAGATAAAAAATCAGGAAAAAAAGGAAAAAATAATAACTGGTTTTTCCTTGAATCCAGGTGATAATAATGAAAACAAGGAAATAAGCGATATTTTTCGCAGATTTTTCTTTAAAAAAATGCCTATTATACGAGAAAGCATGTATGGCGAATTCAAGGATTATATTTCGGATGAGGATTTTGACTTTAATTTTCGCAAAAGTATAACTCAAATTATCCAAGGAAAGAAAATAGTATAACTTGATAAAATTTATATATAATTATAAATTTTTTTATTCCCCTTTTTTATGAGAATCATCTAGATCTGAAAATAAATGATTACATTCTCTGGTCTTTCCTATACATGCGGTAGAACAATAATAGTGCATTCTCCAATAAATGTCTCTTATTAAAATTTTTTTAGTTTTATCATCAAATGGTATTTTTCCACCGCATGTATCACATACTTGATTTTCGGCTTTTTTAAAGCAAGAAAAACTACAATATTTTTGTCCAGGAAAATCCCCAATAGTTTTTATAAATGAACCACCATTAAATTCATTACAACAATAGCTACAAGTTTCTCCTGGTTTCATTCTTTAAAAAAATACAATATCTTTAAATGAAAAATTTTCCCTAATTAAACCTTCTAACGTTTTATATTTGATTTTTTTTCAAATTTTTTCCATCTAATAATCCTCTCCAAAACTAGCATACAATTCACTAAAATATCCTCCACGAGAAAATCCTGGATAAAATATACTGCACCATAATTTATCCTTGTTATACCATCTACTATTTACCGTATAGCCAATATCTATAGAATGTTGAAAGGTATCCTCTGTTTCAAATTTTAATTCACAAAATTCCCTAGTATGAGATACACTGATTATCCTAATATTTTTCCCTATCAACATGTCTAAATTTTCATTTGTTTGATATTTTTCAGGTTTCCCCACATGTTTTGATCTTATGCTTCCTGCATAGATTGGTCTAGTATCAAACTGTGTCAAATGTGTGCATTTATTATAGACCATTAAACTTATAGACACGTGATGCGGATAAACAACAGACATGCCAATATTTCCCTTGTCAGTCTTTATCTTGATAGAGTTCCATTTTATACGGATATATTTTACTTGATACCATTCCTTTTCCATTTTTTATATTTATAATTCTATAAATATATATTTGATTTTATTTTCACAATTACATTGGAAAATCACCTCTAAAATATGTAATAACCACGAGAGCCACCAATGATATACAGCTCAATACCATGTAAAATGTTTTATTTTTATCATTATGATCTTTTTCTATATCTGCTCCTATCTCTGTTAGATATTCTACCATGTTAAAATCTCCACGTTTTCCAGCATTTATTATAGCTTCCATTTTTATTGTTAAAATTGAATAAAATACACAAAAAAATTCGATTTTAAAAAATGGCCAAAAATCATAGAACAAAAACCATATTTATAGAGGATGCTGTGAATCCTGATGATGCTATATATCTATATGAAAAGCTAAAAAATGGTATTTCTTGGGAATCTGGAATAAAGTCTAAAAATGGCTTTACTCGTAAGCAAAAAATGTTGATGATTGATGATCCATTATTTTTAAATGTATTAGAATGTATAGAAAATACCTTGTTATTTTTTCAGGAAAAATATCTATTATTAGGAATATATCTAAATTATTATGAAAATGGAAAAGATTATACCCCAAACCATTCTCACAAAAATACACAACAATTGATAATTTCTTTAGGAGCCACTAGAACATTGACACTTGGTTTAAAAGAATATAAAATGACCAATGGTTCAGCTATAATTTTTGGTTCTACAGATCATGGAATTCCCAAGGAACCAGAAGTAAAATTTGGTAGGATTTCCATAGCAACATTTATGAAAAGAGTCGATTAATGAAAAATAATAATAATATTTTATAATGATATAAAATATTCTAAAAATGCCTAACTGTATAACGGTTTTGATCTAGATATGATTGTAGGCATGAATAAGTACAGTAATGTTGAGGCTGTGCATCTTTTATGAATATTCTCTCATTGTTTCTAGAAAAGTCGATATGTTTTCCACACATTTCACATCCTTTCATTCGGCTTTTATTCAAGCATGAAAAACTACAATAATTTTGACATTTTTTACTGAAAATTTGTATATGAAAATCTGATGATAAACCCCCGCAATAAGTACAATTAATATTTTTACTCATTTTTATATTTTTTTATATATCAAATTCACTTAAATAAAAAATATTAGTATAAAATGAGCTATATTTATGACATGAAGAATAGAACAAATGAAGAATGGTCAGAATTAGCCAGATATTATGCCAAGACAAATGCTATATTAATACCTAGAACTTTATATAAAGGAACAAAAGATGATAAAGAAATAATTATTGCTGATGACTGGATGCTTGACGAAAATACATTGCTATTATTCCATGTGATGGGGACTCAATCTACAGATACCGTAGATGCCTTGTTAGGTACTTGGATAGCTCATACAGATCCAGAGGGCAATATATCTCATTTTCCTGAATATAATATCCTCTATTGGGATCCAAACACATTTTCATGGAATTGCAAGGCTAAAAAATTATCAGAGATAAATTTGGCTTTTACTGATAGAGGTTTTGATTTAACCAAAGATCATGCTGCATTTCTAGATGTGCCATTTGGTCATGTAGTATCACAAATTCATATAGAAGCAATAGACATTTTAAACGAAAATATGCTTAGATATTATGCTATACCTGCATGTACATTAGGCAAGGTAGGTAGGGATTTCTCTGATAAATATGGTCCTCCATATGAAAGGATGCTCATTCTTTAAAATTGAATATTTTTAGGGGGAAAAAGGTAAAATAAATAATGGATATCAATATCACTAGAAACGACCAGGCTTTTTTAAATATAATCTCTAATGATGCAGATAAAATCTCTAAAAAATATTACGAGATATTCTGTGATCATACAGGGAAAATTGCTCATGCAGAAGATCAAATGTATTTTTTAGAGATTTTGCAATCAAACCCTGAAAATGTAAACGCCTTTTTATCAGAGCTATTTATATGGATAAACAAATTTAACTTTACTCTTGAAAAATACGAGGAATTTAAAGCCGAGTTATTTCAATTGGAAAAAGAGCTAGAAATATCTCTTTTTGAAATAAAAACTGTACAGAGGAAAATCACAGACAATTTTGGTATTGTATCAGCCACTTTTGAGGATATTGTTCCCAAAGAAATTACAGACCCTAGAATAGGGTATATAATATTTAATTATATAGACAATTTTTGGGAATCTGATTTTTTCAATGTACAATTACCTAGATTTTTAGATATAGTAAATTTGTATCCAAAATAAAATTTCTTTTAGGTAATAAAATTTTATATTCAATATAAAATTTCTCCTCATTTTTTAGGTATCCAAAATTCAGTACCTTTTTTAGGCTTTTCACCAAGGCAATCGACGCACCAGACATTATCAGGAATTCTATACTTGTGAATCGTATAAAACATACAATCACATGGCTCACAATTATCACATAAATCATGAAACTTTGCTAACCATTCAATTTCTGCATACATTGGAGCTTCTGGTAGCTTATTATTTTCAATATACCATTCAGCATATTTCTCTATAGACATTATACTAGTCATTTTTATCTTTATGATATAATATTTTTTTACTATTTTCAAATAATTAAAATCAATTTTAAATATAATTATTAGGACGAAAACATCAAGGGAAAAATGACTGAAAAATATAAGAAATATTCTCAGATAGAACATGTATTGAATAGACCTGACATGTATATCGGAAGTATAAAACCTAGAGTTTCAGAAGAATATATATTTTCCAATGAAAAGATTCAATTAAAATCAGTAAAATATCCACCCGGATTAAAGCGATTATTTATAGAAATATTAACCAATGCTATAGATAACATAGAAACCAGTAAAAAAGAAGATATTCCCTGTAAAAGAATAAAGGTAGATATATCAGAAAAATCCACAGAAACCCCCAATTTGATTTCCATCTATAATGATGGTGCGTATATACCTATTGAAAAAAATGCCCAAGGAGTTTATTATCATACAATGCTTTTTTCAGAAGTATTGACTAGTAGTAATTATGATGACACTGAAAAACGCTTTACTGCAGGTAGAAATGGGCTTGGTGCAAAAGCGGTTTCGATATTTTCATCTTTTTTCTCTATAGAAGCTGTAGATCCTAAAAATCAGAAAAAATTTACCCAAGAATGGACAAATAATATTTCAGATACGACAGGGCCAAAAATAAAGAGCTGTAAATTGAAGACAGGATATACCCTAATAAAATGGGTTGCTGATTTTAATAGATTTGGTGTCGATGGATATAGCAAAAATATTACTGCCCTGTTCAAGAAATATGTATATGATGCGGCCATGTTAGTAAATTTCCCTGAAAGAGGTGTCAATATATATTTTAATGGAGAATTGATAAAGACCAAAACATTACTCCAATATTCCTCCCTTTATTTCCCTGATTTATCTGTAAGAGGAATTTCTCATACCGAATCTAGCGAAAATTATGATTTTCAAATATTGGTCCTTCCTAATCAAGATTCTAACGGAAATATATATTCCTTTGTAAATGGGATATATACACCAAATGGAGGGATACATGTAAATGTATGGGTAGAAGCTATACTCCGCCCAATTGTGGAAAAATATTCAAATAAATCCAAAATAACTATAAAGGATGTGAAAAATTATTTTAATATTTTTATAGTTGCAAGGGTAGAAAATCCTGAATTTGACAGTCAAGAAAAAAATGAGTTGTTATCCCATGCTTCAGGGAAATTAAAGGTGGAATTTCCTGAGAATAAAACCAAGAGTCTATTGAAATGGGAAAATACAAAGAGAATATCTGAGCTAATAAAAGATAGAGAAATTACTAACATGAAAAAGACTATTAACAAACAAAAAAAGACTAGGATTCCAGGACTTGATAATGCAAACAAAGCCGGTGGGAAATATAGCAAGGATTGTTCATTAATATTATGTGAAGGAAATTCAGCTAAACCATTTGCTGTATCTGGTATTCACTATGGGATCCCATGTTTAAACGATAAAAAGGGAAGAGATTTCTACGGAGTTCTTCCATTGCGTGGTAAAATATTAAACGCAAGGGGATCTTCGCCTACGGTAATTTCCAAGAATATAGTTCTGAACAATATAATACAAGCATTGGGGTTGAAATACGGTACAGATTATTCCCTAGAAAAAAATATTTCTACATTAAAATATGGAAAATTGATTATTCTATGTGATTCAGATGTTGATGGAATACATATCAGTTGTCTAATTATAAATTTTTTTCATTATTTATTCCCTTTGCTATTGAAAAAAAATTTTATAGTGTTGATGCAAACCCCAATTTTAAGAATTTTTCACCCTAAAAAAGATCCCACAGTATTTTACTCTGAAACCTCTTTTAAAAAACATGTAGAGAAGTGCAAGGGAAAAATAAAGGGAACAGTTAAATATTACAAGGGGCTGGGTAGCAGTTCAGGGAAAATGGTAAAGGAATCCTTTGGAAAAAAAATATTAAAAATGATTGCCGATTCACGATTAGATTTCACTATTGAAAAAACCTTTGGAAATGATACTGAAAAAAGAAAAGAGTGGATTCTAAATTATAAAGAAAATGGAGGAATAGATCCCATTGATAATAATGAAGGTATTTCTAATCTTTTTATAAGCAAATATCTAAATGACAAATTGATAGAATATTCTATCAGTGATTGTAAGCGTAGTATTCCTAGTATATATGATGGATTAAAAGAATCTCAGAGAAAGATATTATTCACTTGTTTCTCTAAAAAATTGGAATATACTTTACAGAGCCTAAAAGTGGTGCAATTAGGAGGTGCAGTAGCTGAAAAAACTAGCTATCATCACGGAGAAACAAACCTATTTAATACTATTATAAAAATGGCCCAGGGATTCGTAGGAACAAATAATATTCCCCTGTTGTATTGCGACGGTCAATTTGGAAGTAGGTTAAATGACAAGGATGCTGCGAATCCCAGATATATTTTTACCAAATTAGATATGCTCACTAGATTACTATTTCGTCAAGAAGATTTTCAATTATTAAATTATCTATCCGAAGATAATGAAAAAATAGAACCCGAATATTATATTCCTATTCTCCCTACAATTTTAATAAATGGAGGTGCAGGAATAGGTACCGGGTGGTCATGTGATATTCCTCTATACAATCCACTAGATGTTATTAGATGTGTAAAGGGGTGGATTAATGGAGAAACCGTTGATGAAATCACTCCCTGGTATAGAGGTTTTACAGGCACTATTGAAAAGAGGACTGAAAAACAATATATATCAAGAGGGGTTATAAAGGGAAATACCATTACTGAAATTCCCATTGGAAAATGGATTGATGGAGTAAAAGAACAATTGGACGTATTAGTAGAGAAAAATATCATTAAAAAATATGATAACAATTCTACAGCATATGTTCCCAATTTTGTTGTTAGTGGTTCTACAGAGGATTTATCTGTTCAATTAAAGCTATTTTCATATATAAAGACTAGTAACATGGTATTATTTGGGGAAAATTATACATTGAAAAAATATGAGGGGATATCTGAAATCATTAATACATTTTGTGAAAAAAGATTGGAAATGTATTTTCAGCGTAAAAAAATGGAATTGAACAATCTCGGTACTTTGCTAAAAAATATCAGTGAAAAATATAGATTTATAAATATGGTAATTACAGGGGAATTGGTAATAAATAATAAAAAGGAAAATATCGTAATTTCTGAAATGAAATCGCTAGGTTTCAAAAATATAGGGATTCTCCTTGATATTTCAGTGAGACATTTTACAAGTGAAAAACTAGAGGAACTATCAAGGGAAATTGGTGATATAAAGGAAAAAATAACAATTTTAGAGGAGAAAACTGAAAGAGAAATATGGTTGGGAGAAATAATGGAATTTGAAAAAGGATATAAAAAATGGTTAAAAATAATAGAAACTGAATAAAAGGAAATTTGTGGTATTTTATATTATTTATAAAATAAAATGGAAAACAAGTTATTATTCGCCGTTAGAAAGGGGAATTTGGAACAGGTAAAAGACTTGATACCTCAAGTAGAAATGACACCCCAATTTAAAAAGAAATTGCTTGATAGTATTTTTTATATTGAATATTTTGATGAAGATGATACTAGTTACAATGTAGGTAAAGTCATACATGAAATTATAAAATTAATATTGAAATATGGAAATTATGGAATTTCAGATATAAAAAATATATCTGAAAATTCTTTAGAAAGATCGCCAGAAAGATATTACCATTTAGAATACCTCTTGTTATCTGAAAATGAACAGTTAGCTGTAGATACTGTGAAATCAAGGGATTTAAAAAGGATGAAAATGGTATTGAAAAATATTGATAATTTTAGCCCTATTTTAAAGAGTCAATTGTTCATGAAATTAATCAATAATAAAAATTATTTGGGAAAGAAAAATTTAGAAATTATCAAATATATCTTGGAAAAAGGAAAATTTAATGAAAAAGATATTCATAAACTCTTTGAAAATCAATACATGACCTCAAACATGAAACAATTAAAGGAATACATGTTAGCCAATTTATATAACCCAAAAAAAGCTTTACATGAAAAATATAAAAATGTGATTTTAGAAAAGAAAAAAAAGACTTTGGCGGATAATGTATTTCATTATAAATGGCAAGAATTATGTAATCCAAAAACTGGTATGAAAATTAGCTTGGATGATCTGTTTAATTTTGCTTTTGAATCTGTTTTATTATTACTTGATTTCACAGGAGAAAATCCCATTACTAAATCTCATGATGAAAAAGACATTAAAAAAGAGTTAAATGATAGATATAAAAATTCTGAAAATCCCAAGAGAAAAATGTGTGCCGATTTGGGTTATCTTTTAACCAAATATAAAGAGTATTTAATACCATTAAAGGATATGTGTTCAAATGATCTACTTGTAGAAGATACATTGGATGATGTACCTTTTGGCCAATTAATCACATTTAAACAAAGAGGACAATATTACTGTATGACAGTTAATGATTTAGAGGGGATTATGAACTCGGGAGGGAAAAACCCTTGGACAAGGGAAGATATACCAAAAAATATTATAGAGAAAATGAATTGGAGAAAACAGTTTATTAATTGGGTAGTTAAAAATACTGAATATGAAGATTATTTATTAGAACAAAGAGCTCCTTATTCAGAGTTGTGGAGTAAGCTAAAATACCCGATCAGTGAAAATGAATACAATGATAAAGATAATGATGAAATACAAGAAATGTATGAAATTTTTAGAGAAAATGCGAATATGGAAAATTCTGATATTTTCTCTCTATATGAAAATGAACCTAATAAACATTTAGGATTAATAAAATTATTTAATAGATATATAGGAGATAGATTATCTAGAGATTTCAATACAAGAGCATTATTTGTGGATGAAATAATGAAAGGAACATATGAAAATTATTAAATTTATCTTTGATTACTACCGATAATTCTGCTGTGAAATGGGCAAATAAAAACGGTCATTTGAAAGTAGTAAAATTTATCTTTGATTACTACCGATAATTCTGCTGTGAAATGGGCAAATAAAAACGGTCATTTGAAAGTAGTAAAATATCTAGTATCTGTGGGTGCTAAAATTAGATGTAAATTAAAATTGATATTAAAATTATATTTATATTTTTTATAAATAATAATGGGAAAAATACCGTTACCACTAGAATTAACCGATCATATTTGTAGCGTATTAAATGTGGAATTATTGCTGAAAATATGTAATCCTGGTGATCCTAAAGATTCCCTATTCAACCTTAATAAGGATCGAATTTATAATTATTGGAAAAAAATAGGTATTTATAAACTGATTAAAAAAAATAATTTAATCGGTATAAAATACTTAGTATCTATTGGGGTTGATATTAAGGCCGCGGATAATTGGGCTGTGAAATTAGCAAGTAGTAATGGTCATTTAGAGGTTGTAAAATACCTAGTGACATTAGGTGCTGATATTATTGTCGATGATAATTGTGCTGTGAAATTAGCAAGTCTAAATGGTCATTTAGATGTGGTAAAATACCTAGTGACATTAGGTGCTGATATCACAGCTGGTGATAATTGGGCTGTAAGATGGGCAAGTATGTATGGTCATTTGGAGGTTGTTCAATATTTAGTGGAAATAGATGCTGATATCACTGCCGATGATAATTGTGCTGTTAGATGGGCAAGTGAATATGGAAAGATAAAAGTGATAAAATATTTAGTTTCTATAGGGGCTAATATTACTGCTCAAAATAATTGGGCTGTGCAACTTGCGAGTAGTAATGGTCATTTAGATACGGTAAAATATCTAGTATCTCTTGGTGCTGATATTAAGGCCGCGGATAATTGTGCTGTGAAATTAGCAAGTCTAAATGGTCATTTAGATGTGGTAAAATACCTAGTGACATTAGGTGCTGATATTATTGTCGATGATAATTGTGCTGTGAGATATGCAGATAAAAATGGGCATTTAGAGGTTGTGAAATATCTAGTGTCTATAGGAGCTAAATTGTCTGTATAAAAAATAATTACAAAATAGCCATTTCTGGTTTGGCCTTACTTGCCAATACTCTCCAGAAATGAAAACTCCTGAAATTATCTCCTAGGAAATATACTAGGAAAATTACAATCATTATTAATATGCTCATTTCCATGCTTAGATTTATTTTTGCTGTATGTAATAGGAAATATATGATAATTATAGAAACTACAGCAAGAATATAATTACTTCTCCAAGAAATATTATTTTCATAACAAAATGTAGAATAAAAAATATAAGCCTTTTCCTTTTCATTTGGGTCAGTTATTTCATATACATTTTTTTGTTTTTCAATTCGCTTATAATCCTTGTATTCCCAATAAAAAGCTAGTATAAATAAAATGATTAATATCACTACTATAAAAATAGTTATCCAATTTCCTTTGATTTCCTTCATTTATTTCAAAAAATAATTCTGTTAAATCTAGAATAAAATTTGGAATATTTTTTATTGATAAAAATATCAATAAATAAACGATAAATAAATACAATACATTTTTCAAAATATCAAATTATAAATGGCAGAAGTAGTAGATTTAGCAGATGCAATTGGAGGTGCTGCAAGAATAGGAGAAATAGGAGAGGAATTAATAGCTGCAGAAGGGGCTACACGATCTATCATTATTGGCAATATGGAAGCAGGATTATCAAATTTGGCCTTTGATCTAGGTAAAAATTTCCCCAATGAATTTTCTCAAATTATAGAGACAACTATTGGAGATGCTAAAATTGTTGAAAACGATATAATGATAGGGGCAAAACGAATTCCTGTTGGCGAATTTAATGGATATACAAAGGCCTTGGCAAATGATGGGGATTTTCTCAGTTTTTATAAAAAAATATTACCCGAGGAAGAATATGTAAAAATTGCCGATCAACCTTCATTTGTACAAATTATGGATGATAACAAGAAAATTTTTGAAGCTGAAAAACCTAGAATAAGACAGGTAATGGGAAAACCTGAAAATATTGTAGTGCCCGAAGCTGAAAGAGTAAATATACAGCAATTGGATGATAATATTCCTAGTAATGTTAGAGATGAATTAGAGACAGGGATTTCCAATGGAGATTCTCTATCTCCTGAAGAAGCAGAATCTATAGCAGAAAATTTAACTGATGCTGAAAAAGAACAAATAGAAAAAGCTGTAGAGGGGAGTAAATATCTCAAGGAAATTAAAGAGGCATTAACAAAAAAGGGAGGGGATCTAGGGAAATGGGTAGTGAAAAATCTTGGCAAAGTTGTTATAGGAATTACTGCAGCGGGTTTGGCCATTTATATCTATTATCAGGTAAAGCAGCATCAAAATGAATTAAATGGATGTTGGGCTATAGATAAAAATGGTAAAAAATTCAAGGTACCAAAATATACCTGTAATCAAGGGGATAGAAATAATACAAAACAACCCATTACATTAAACTGTAAATGTAGTATAGCTCAAGAAAGGTGTGCTGATAGCGGATCAGGAAGTTGTGCAGAATGTTGCGCTACAAATGAGTGTCAAGACCCAAATATTTCCCTTACTTGTAATAGCGCTGATTTTGCAAAATCAGCAGGTGATTTAGCAGGCAAGGTTCCAGCTGCTATAGCTGAAGCCAGTGAAGGTATAACAAAAAATATATTAAAAGTAATAGGAATGATTATACTAGTTATTGTTGCTATTTTTGTATTATATTTTGTGTTTAATGTGGTAATGAATTTTATTAAATCTAGTGGTGGGAAAAAGAGAGGATCTGATAGGGGGTCAAATGGTTCTTTTAAAGATACATATGGGAATTCAACGAAATCTGGAAATTCTAGAGGTTTTGAGGAATTTTAAATTTAAAAATATTTAAAAATGATTTTTATTAAAAAATCAAATATCGAGAAAATATCATTATGAAAATTTTATCGTTTAATATCCTAACAAATTCCCATGCCAAAATAGGGCCAAAAGGTTATTCTCAAGAACATTATAATGGAGAAAATTTTAATCAAGAATATAGGCTAAAAAATATAATGAAATTTTTAGAAAAATATATACAACAAGACTATGTAATTTGTCTACAAGAGGTTGATCTATTTTTTGCTAATAAACTCCAAGTATTTTTTGAAAGCATGGAATATAGATTTTACTATCAATCATATGGACACAAGGGAAATGGTTACATGGGGATTGCTACTGCAGTTTCAGAGAAATACAAGGTTGAAGAAATTTATAGGGACAATCCTATAGACAGAGTAAATTGGGAAAAAATACCGCAAAAGGGATGGTTTGGAAAATGGTCAGAATTTTGTTGGAAAAAACTGGGATACCAGTCAGGTGTAGATTATTCTCTATATCGTGAGTTTATAACTAGGAAAAATTTTTTATTGACGCTAAAGATAAAAAACACTCATCATGATAAAGAACCCATCTTGGTGGGAAATATTCACATGCCATGTGTTTATAAGGAACAATCATTCATGGAGGCGTATTTAGTATTGGTAACAGAAAGTTTGTATGGGTATTCCGATAACAATAAAATTGAAGGAACCCCTATGAAATTTATTTTAGCAGGTGATTTCAATATTCAACCAGGCTCTTTACCGTACAAATATATTACAAGGGGGTTAATAAATGTAGAAACACAGGATTGGCTTTCTAAATATTTTCCTGAAAATATGCTTTCAATGTGGAAATCTCGTAGATATGTAGGTCTAGGCATGACGAGTGCATTATCGGTTGCAAACGGCAAAGAGCCCGAATATACCTGTAAAAGTCATTGTAATAGTAATGATTTCACTGGAACAATTGACTATATATTCATGGGCCAAGGTTTGAGATGCAAAGAGGCTAGAGTGATCAAGGAATACACTACTGATGATTATCTCCCTAACGATTTCAATCCATCTGATCATTTACCAATTTATGCAAAAATTACCACAAATTTATTGAAATAATATTAATGGAATTTTAAATTTAAAAAATTAAAATAAAACAAAAAAATGGAAATCACAAGTAATTATTCTGGATATGTATTTACCGCATTATTTGTGGCTATAGCTGTTGTAATGGTTTTACAATAAAATTAAATAAATATTTATAGGATTATAAATATCAAGAAAAATGTTAAGAATAATTGTACAAAAAAATTTATTTTCTTTGAATAGAATTCCACATATCGTTTCATATATTGTTTCACATAGAAACTGTACAACAATCACAGATACAGTGAAAAATGCAGAAAAAGAGGCTGCTCATAAAAAATTAGTAACATTAAATTTTATTACTTGGTTAGAAAAGGGGTTTCCTAAAAAGGAAAATTTAGATTATTTCATAGAGTTGGGTGCAGATGTGACTATAAATGATAATTATGCCTTGATATTGGCTTGTGAAGCAGGAGATGTAGAAATGGTAAAAAGACTAGAATTATCAGGGGCAAATATAAAATCTGTAGAAGAAAAACTATTGAGAATAGCATCTTCAGCTGGTCATTTAGATGTGCTAAAATATCTAGTATATAGATCTAATGTATGTACTTCAAATAACCAGCCTTTAATTCTAGCATGTAGAAATGGCCATTTAAATGCTGTAAAATTTCTGATTGAAAATGGTGTAGGTACTTGTGGAACAAATGACTGTTTAAAAGTGGCTACAGATGAAAAGGTAATTGAATATTTGGAAAAATTAGAACCAGAAAAAAATAGCTTTCATAGAGATATATTAATCTTTACTGGTTATTTTGCTGTTAGTGGCGGAGCTTTAATTGGACTAGGATTAATAGGCTACGGAATAGGAGTTACAATGAACGGAGCTATTGATTATTTTTATTTTAAAGAATGATGTTTTTCTCAAAAAAGTAGATAAAATAAAGAAGAAAAAATGGAAGAAGCTAGAAAAGAAATTGTCCGAGGGAGAAGGGAATTAAATATCGCTCATGATGAAGAAAATTCAAGTTTAAATAGATTACGCAACAAACCTATAGAAGGTTATGTACCTCCTTCCAGTGTGAAACCAAGCGTTAAAAAGAATGCTTATAGTGGTTATAGTACAACTTCCAATACACCTTATACTACTTCAAAAGTCGTAGGAGGTTATGGGAATTTTAATGAGAAATCAGGCTATACCATTCAAAAATGCTTTAAATGTGAATTAACACTAGATGAATGTAAATGTGCTATAAATTCCAGTAAAAAATAAATTGAAATTTATTTTGTTTTAAAGAAAAAATCAAAGAAAAAATGACAGAAAAAAAATATACTAGTAAAACTACAAAATATGATCAATTTATAGACTTGAAAAAATTACCCCTCAATTCAGATAATATCACGTTAAATCATTGCAAGGTGATTTTTGATGAACAAGGATTTGAACATATCAAGGGTTTAAATTCTTTAAAAATTAAAGCCAGTAAAATATATGCTACACAAAAAGCCCTTGCGATATTATATGATCCTAATATAAAATTACCTAAATGTAAAATTACTAATAATTATATAGAAACGATTGATCGAAAATCCAGGCTTTAAATTTTCAGAAAATTCATTTATAATAGTATAAATGAAATAGGCAAGGGAGGAATCGAACCTCTTATCTTTACCGCGAATCAAGATAATGTAACCTATACTTTCCCTGCCCGATTATATCAACATTTCTTTAAATAATTATATAAAAATAATGTATTATTTTATCAGAAAAATTTTTAATAAATTTTTTCCTTGGTATATTCATTCACAGAGGGTTTTATCAAATCATAAAATTCCTTGCCATATTCAGCTTCCCAATCTCTCAATTTCGTATTAATTGACTTCTTGATAAATAATACATATTTTCTCCTTTCTTGACTATCTACAGATTCTAGCATCCCATCCATTACTCCCTCATCCTTGCAATTTTTCAATGAATTATCAAGATAATTATAAACCACAGATTTACACTGATCACTTGCAGATATTTTTATCATATAGTCAGGATCATCAGTAAAACCTTGCATAACATTTATAAGTCTAGTGATTAAACCTGTAGAACAGTATAAATTCATTTCTACCAATTCTTCACATAATCTTGTATATAATTCTCTTGAATTATCTTTACATTCCTTTTCAATCCATTTTTCTAATGAAATTACCACATCACAGCACATTATACCTTGGAATGATGCATTATCTATTCTCAGTCTATTCAATGTTGTTTTTATCGTTTGTCTGGCTATTTCATCATTTGGTAAATAATTGCATAATTTTTCTCCTAAATTTTCAAATAACTGATCAATCTCCATTCTCCTCTTTCTAGGATCGTTTGGTACAAATGGATATTTATGCACTAATTTTATAGCAGCGGATACAACACTAGATTTTATAGATTGATTATGAGTACTTTGTGAATCAGAATATATAGTGTTTTTAGGTCCATTTTGTCTGGGAGCCCTACTAGGATCAATTACCAATTGATTTGTTCTTATTTTTTCCAATAAACGTTCTCCATCTACAGGCGAAAATTCAAGTAAAATATCTACAAAATTCATTATTTTACTATTTTCATCAGATGTATTCATGTTAGAATTTTCAATAGAAAATATAAGTTTGTTTATAATTTGTTCCTTGCTGGGGGCTATTCTAGGCTCTTTATATCCATATTTCAATATGTATCTATATCCAATAGCTTTATGTTCTCCTGTATATTGTTCTACATCGTTATATATATCTATGGCTCTACATAGACCTTGTAAATTATAATATTGCATTTCACAATTCATTTTACAGAGATTTTATCGCTTCTAAATAATTATTCCATCCACAATTTTTTATCAATGATGAGATATCTCGCAAGTTTATATCTGGGTCTGATTGCAGTTTCTATCCTATGATCCTTACAATTTAGTTGATTCAATACTTGCTCATATAAATGGGAATCATTAGCATATTTTATTTCATGAAATAGATCTTGATTTTTTCCACTACCCATAGAATGGGTATATAATTTACCTAAAAATACATAGATATCCTGTATAATCTCATTTCTATTTGGATAAGTTTTTGGTATTTGATTTTCAGTAATTTTCTTGACAATTTTCTTTTCTTTAATCATGTGAAAAAAATGTTCATTCTTCATTTATTTCTAGGAATATTTAGAAAATATCCTAAATAAAAATTTTCAGTATATACTGGTATAATTCCAATCCAATTTTTGAAAGGTTTCTTGGCATATATTTTCTTGCTCTATAATTCTATCAATAGATCTTATAATAAAAAAATCTTCTATAGCACATTGATGTTTATGTCGCATTAACAATTGATAGAATAAAAATTGCTTTTTAACTAGACTCTTTTTTTCTCCAGGTAATTTATCCTTGAAAAACGTATTAACAAAAATGACAAAATCTTGAAGAATTTTCTCTTCTAAATGAGCTATATTATTTCTAGACTGTCCTGTGAGCTTCCAATGTATATAAAATACATGTTTTACAAAAGAGGAATACTCTGAATTTTTAAGAAAGACAATAATGTTATATCTAGTTATATTTTTAAACCGCTCTTTTTTCTCAAAAATTACAGGATTTATCAATCCACTTTTTATACATTCATTTTCTATATATTTTAACAAGCCTTCGGGAATGGTACAATTTTGCTTTCCCTGGTACCTATACATTATATCTCTAAATCCATTCTTTCTGTCATATAAATAATTACAAGATATACTTACTCTATCTACTTCGCTATGACAATCACCGAGCCATGTAATCTCTTGAATATATCCACAATTTATACATGCCATATCACTTTCTAAAATATCAAATTTTTTTCCTTGGCAATTTTTACATATATCAGTTACATTACTTTTGACCTTTTCTTTTGGCGGAATACCCAAATCAAAAAATATATATTTTTTGGCCTTGCTTATATATTTCTCTATAATTTCTGTCTGTCTATCTGTATTTACATTTTTTTTACCGAGAAAACTAACTTTTTGAGGGATTTTCAATACATTTACATATTCCTGCAATATTTTTTCAGTATCTATTATATACATGTTAAGATCATAGTCATTTTCTATATTTTTTATTGACTCGGAAATTTTATCCTTTTCCTGCAATAATTTGATATATACAGAATCATTTTCGGGAATTTCTCGCATTGAATTTTTTAGAGAAATTACACGTTCTTTTAACAAGGGAATTTCACCTTTTTTACAGGAATAATATTCCTTTATTTTTTTATCGATATCTAGTATATTTAATATATCCATTTGGGAAATCGGCTAGATTCATATTTTTCCCAGTGAAAATTTATTTTTAAACATTCTTTTTAAACATGCATTTCAAATTATAATTTCACAAATATCATTTTACAAATATCATTATTTCTATAAATAAATGGCCAAAAATTTTGGAGAGGAAGTGTATGGAGGTGTAGCTACCTTTGGAAGAATACAAGCTATTTTCAGCGCTGTGATAGGTACCATTATTGGAGTGATAATTATAATAGTTGCAATAGTGATTATATCGCATCAGTCTAATATAAAGAAAACCATGGGAAAAGCATCTACTGATTCAGTATGCGTAGATTCTACTAGTTGCACAAGCTCTGGGAATCCACCAGTTCAGCAATGTACTACTACAAAATCATGTAGAAATATTGTTGAATATACCGTGAATGGAAAAAATTATAGAGAAACCATGAATACGGGAAATATAGAATATCACACTGGAGATGATATGGTGGTATATTATAATGCTAATGATCCAGCAAATTTAGAATCAGCATTAATCCCCATATGGATTCCATTGATTTTAATATTCATAGGATTACTGGTAATTTCAGGAGGATGGATGTGGGTGTATATCACTAGAAAATCCAAGGCAGCTGCAGCTATAGGGGGAGCTGCTTCAGGAATAGGAATGATTAGTAATGCTATAAGAGGTTAAAAGAGGTTAAAATAACAAGATATTTATATAAATGTTATAAATATTCATCTTTTATAATTCAGCTGGTTTAATCATTAAAATTTCTTGGATATTTTCTGGCAAAGTAGAATCCAAAGTTTTTCTAATATTTTCAGGGCATATATAACCATAGATCATTAACTTTCTAAAAATTTCAATTGAATCCCTACCATTTTCCAAATTAATTTTTATCCATAATCTCATATTTTTATATAGGTTATTCACCGGTTTATCAAAAAATGCATGTTTTTCACATTTTCCGTATGTAGTATTTAATCCTATACGTTTTACTAAAAATTTTGGCTCTTGACCTATATATAATTCTGCGGAAAAAAGAGTGTCTCCTGGTAGCATTTCTACCTTGAAATCATCAAAGAGATCGATAGTAAAAGGTATAGCATAAAATTCTTTATGAATTACACATTTATTTAAAATTATAGGAACTTTTACAGTATTTTCTATTTGAATAGAATTACCATATACCAATGGTTCTACAGGAGAAAAATACCCATTTACCAATGGCAATAATCCTCTAGTTTTTGTCTCTATTTTTTCATGGGTAATCTTTTCAGAAATAATCTCGGCAATGACTCTATTTAATATTTCACTTCTTTCTCTAGGAATTTTAATCCCTGTTGAAATTAGATATTTCATGATATTTTCATTTGAAGCAAGGTTCAAAAAACCATTGCTCACTTTGCTTCCTTTTTCTACCAAATATTTTACTATATTTAAATGAGCATGTACAATTGCTATTCTCAAGGGTTCATAACGTTGTGCCTTGATATTTGCTCCTTGATCAATTAAATATTTTACAGTATCAAAATGACCACGATTACTAGCTGCTATTAATGCCAGGCCATCTTGAGCGTTAATATCCGCTCCTTGTTCAATTAGGTATTTTACCATTTCCAAATGACCTCCACCAGAAGCATAAATTAATGGCCTATTATTTTGCGTTTTGACATTCATACCTAAACTCACTAAATATTTTACCATTTCCAAATGGCCGTGATCACTAGCAAAAACAATAGCATCTCCATGACTATCTGTGATATCAGCTCCCAAAGAGATTAAATATTTTACTATTTTTAACTGGTTGCTACTGGCTGAGAGTATTACAGCCTGATTACTATATTTTTTATAGTCTATTCCTTGAGAAATTAAATTTTCCACCTCGGGCAAATTCCCATCTTGGCATGCCTTTAAAAACCTAGGGTTAAAGTCAAATTCTGATAATTCTTGTTTTTTGTCAAGATTCCCTTTCAAACCCTCCTCCAAAACTGGCAATGGAATATCATTGTTAGAATCTGTAGAGATTACCTTTTCAATATCCACCTTTTCAAAATTATTTATTTCTACTTGATTGGAAACAGCGTTTCCCATTTATTTATTTTTTCTTTTACATTTCTCTTTAAAATAAAATACAGAAAAAGAAAAAATGACCTGTGAAAACAAGTTTTGGTTAGAGAATCCACCCGATCTGGTATGTTCCTATAATATTATACCAATGAAAAATATGGATTTAGAAGAGCAAATGAATAGCCTAACCAGATTAGCTATTTTATTGTTTGTTCCTACTGTAGCCATTACAAATATAAGATTTGCAGCCATTATTCTAGTTATTGCAATAGTATTTATAATAATTTTTTATTACGTAAAAAGAAAAAATAGTATTAAAAAAGGAGATACAATAGAAAACTTTGAAATGCAATGCACTGCTAAAAAAAGTGCAAATATCAATAATATAATGAATGGAAATAATGCAAGAAATCTCTCTGCAATGGCCAATGCTGGAATAGCCATGAAACCTACATTAAAATCCCAGTTAAAAAATCAAATTATATATAACGAATTATCCACTGTACAGCCTACAAATCCATCTTGTAATACAGATATATATTGTGGAGGGCAAACACAGCAGGATTTACATGACTATAATTCTGCAAAAGATTCAAATATAAAAATTCAATATAATTTAAATAAAAAAAGAGAAATACCCGCTACAGAAAATCAACAAGCAAATTATTTTGGAGGGAATGCTGATAGGTTTTCGAGCAAGTATAATCTCCCTACAGGCTCTGGACCCAATTTTTTCTCTTACAATCATGCCTTGGCTGGTAATGCAAATCCCAGAACGTTAATTCCTCCCGTAATTACACCAAAAGCCTATGATAGTAAATATTGGAGAGCCGATGAATTGATTAATTTCAATCAAATTAATGCTAGGAGCGCTGCCGATACTTTTGCTAGCGGATATGATGTGAGTAATTGCTGCAATGCATATTGTACTGGTTGTGATAATTGTGCTACCAATGAATTTTTTGACCAAGGGGAAAATAATCATCAAGATAAACAATGGGAAAAAGAAGATGATCTCAATAGAATGAGTGATAGGCCAATGAATCCCTTTGGGGATATAAATAGGGAACAAAATGATAGGGGATTAGATACTTTAACCCCAGACATGACTAGAGGACCCTCATGGGATGATTTATCTGGGCAAATACAAAATGATATACCGTACGGTGAAATGATGGATCCCGATAAGGAGGGAGATACTAGGGATGGGTCAGATAGGGAATTAAGAGAAAATTTCTTCATGTTTCCTTCAGGAAGTGATACAGTATATTCTAATAAAAGCAAGAGTGCTTTTCAACCCCCTTGTGATGGATATCGCCCAGCTTTAGGTACTCCAAATTATTCTATACCATATAAACAAGGTATTGAAAGAACTGGGCCTCCCAAGTATGTTGGTCCGATCAAAAGTGGTAGCGTAAATGCGACTTGTGGGTATAATCCAGATAATGTTAGTGTATATCTCCCTACAAATGCCCTTGTCGGTCCCTGCCAACAAGATCCGGTAATGTCTGAATATAATAAAAATTTATATACACAAACCATTCAACCGGGTGTTTATTCAAGATCTGAAGTCAATGAACCTATTAACGCCAATATAGGTATATCTTTTCAACAGCAAAATTTCCCTACTACTTGTAGGAATAACGGATCAAGTTTAGAATATACTCTTCACGATCCTAGCATACCATATGAAATGGTTGAAGGTTATAATGACTGTGCTCCAATAGTTCCCGGAGGAGAATCACAGGGAAATGTCATAACCAATTATGATGTCTATGACCCAAGGTTTAATGGCTATGGAACTAGTTATCGTAGTTATGTAGATGATCTCACAGGTCAAATCCGCTATACATATGATGATATCAATGCTATTAGAATGCCCAATTATATTACTAGAAATCAAATGGATTTTACACCTAGTTTTCCGCATTATGGACCTGTGGCTGAAAAACAAGAGGGATTAGGTGCTGTGAAAAGGAGAGCAAATAATCAATTTTTGAAATCATCATTGGAACAGCGAAATAGTTTAATGCAAATACAAATGGAAAAAATGAATACAATTTTGGCTCAGCGTAGAAAAGCTCCTATAAATACTACATCTTTTCATAGAGCTCGATAAATGGAAATTTTATAAATAGTTATAAAACTGAATAATTATTTTATATTTCATAATTATTATAAAATAATATAAAAAATGAGCCAACAAACAGGATATATTTCTGTAAATGATATTCTCCATGATTACGAGACTACAGAATTTAATTTTGAAATGGAGAAATGGTATGACTATAATGGAAAAGTGCCAAGATATAATATTATTGACGGAAAAGCGGTGCCCACTAAATATGGCTTTGTAATTTATGAGAAATTATCAACAGCCATGAAAAACTCTAAAAATGATAGATTTTTCATGGTAGAATACGATGGCTTTATCAAGAATATTTTAAAGCCAGGGACATATAATACCATTGGAAAAGATTTGGTTTCCACTAGAATGAAATTGACAAGGGAAATACATTATAAATTTATTGGTGATTTATTCCCGGAAAATATCAGATATATAAATGATTGTTTATTAGTTTATTTTACAGGAAAACAATACGAAATATCGGTACTTGAAAAATTAAAGGATAAAGGTGCAGATTTTACAATTCATAAAAATTTTCCCTTGAAAAGAGCCTGTAAATATGGCGATTTAAATACAGTGAAATTTTTAATAAAACAAGGGGCAGATATACATGCAGATAAAGATAGGCCAATAGTTTTTGCTACACAACATGGGCATTTAAAAGTAATAAAATATCTAGTAGAAAATGGAGCAGATTTAAACATTAATGGTTCTCCACTATATTGGGCCTGTTGCAAAAATAGATTGGATATTGTCAAATATTTAGTAGAAAATGGAGCTAAAATAAACAAAGACAGAGGATCTGCTTTAAAAGAAGCTAGTTCCAAGGGGTTTTTTGAAATTGTCAAATATTTATTGGAAAAAGGAGGAGATCCTGATATAGATGGAGGAAGACCTGCAAGATTTGCTAGAAAAGCAGGATTTTTAGAAATGGCTAAATATATTGAAAAATATTGAAACAAAAAATATAAATATTTATAAGGTTATAAATATTATAAAAAATGGCTGAAAAAATTCCTCTTGAATTGGTAGCTATAATCTGTGAAAAAATAGAAATATTTTTATTAATAGAAATATCTCATAATAATACGAAAAATCCATACAATAATTGTATGTATATTCTCAATAAAAAATCTATAGAAAAATTTAAAATAAAAAATACTTGGAAAAAATTAAATACTGTAAATTTAATAAAAAGTAATGATTTATTAGGAATAAAATATCTAGTATCAAAAAATATAGATATATCTGATGATTACTGGGCTATAGTTTATGCTATAAGAGATGGATATTTTGAAATGGTGAAATATTTAGAAAAAATAGGGGCAGATATTATGGGGTATGAAAAATTGAGATATGCTCTTGAAAATGGCCATTTAGAAATAGTAAAATATTTAATAGAAAATAACAAGCCTAAATTTAATAAATTTTATCTAGATTCAGCATTTATATGTGCAAGTGGTCATGGTCATTTAGATATATTAAAATACCTAGTAAATTTAGGAGTAAATGTCAAGACAGAAAATGTAAAATTGGATAGAAATAGTGCTGTGATATGGGCCTGTCAATGCGGATATTTAGATATAGTAAAATATCTAGTGTCATTAGGGGCTGATCCCTTTGATAGAAAAAATCATGGATTTATAATGGCCTGTCAATGTGGTCATTTGGAAATAGTAAAATATCTAGTATCCTTAGGAGCCGATTTCACTGTACAAAATCATAAAGGAATAAGGCAAGCTAGTAGATATGGTCGTTTATCTGTTGTGGAATATCTAGTGTCTATAGGTTCTAATCCATTTGCTAAAAATTATAAGGGAATATGCGGTGCATTATATAATAATAAATATTCTACAGTAGAATATTTAGCTTCATTAGGCATTGATAAAAATGCTATAATTTTACAGAATCGTGGGTATCAAAAATATTTGAGAGAAAATAAAAAAATATAAATATAAATATTTATAGGATTATAAATATTATGAAAAAATGGAAACAAAAAATCTCTACATTTCTACTAGACAAAATATGAATAATATTTTCACAAATTCTGATAATGTAATTATATTAGGGATTTTTCATAATTATAATGATGCTGAAAAATGTACATTGAATGACATGTCAAAAATAATGGAAAGAATACTAGAAAAAAACAAGGATATTTTTGGCGATTTTAGATATACTCAGTTAAAGGGAATATTAAGCACAATCTATTCAAAATCCTTGAAAACACATGAGCGAGATTTTATCAATTTATATAGAGAAATTAATTGGGGGAAACCAAGATATCATGGATGGCAAGTTCATGAGGTAAAGATGGAGGACATAAAATAATGAAAAATTTTCTTAAAATTTCATAAATTACCATATTTAAACCTTGGATAGATATTCTACCAATGCTTCGGCTTTTCGAGGGCCTTCATATGTATCAGTGTATTTTCCATTTTTATATATTACTACTGTTGGCACTCCTTGAAAATTAGGTATAAATTGACCCACTCTCTTTGCCAATTCTCTTTCAGTATCTCCTCCATCTAATTGTATGGTAGCGAAATTTACCTTTTGTCCCATTGCTGAAACTGTCTTGTCAAATTCAGGTTTAAATGTCTTGCAATGTCCACAATAATCAGCCTTTAATAAAATTGCCACAGGTTTATCAGAATTTACTAATAACTTTCCATCTTGGGAAAAATCCGAGTTTTCTAAATAATACATTTTTTTTCTTCTTTTATCTTTATTTTTTTATAAAGAACTGTTTCTTGAAAAATTATTTTTTACCTTTTATATAGAAAATACCATAAAACTAATACTATCAAACTGATCCCTATAACTCCCATTAAAATTTTCATTTTACCACTCATTTGATTTCCGCTAGTTCGTTTAGGGATTTTTGGTTCTGGGGTTTCTCCTCCGTTTCCATTAGATCCCCCATCTTTTCCTTCGGAAGATGATCCCTCTGTTTTTTTAACCAGTTTTGTATATGTAGTGATTTTACTATCAGAAGGATATATTTTCTTTATCCATGCTATATCAGTATCAGAAAGTATAGGATTTTCAGAAGTACCTACACCTGATTTTGTCATTTTCACATCATGTTCTCCTGATTGGCAAGGTGGCCTTGTTCTACTGTCAATTGCTCCTTGCTCAGTTACACATAATGTCCCAGGGAAAAAATATAACATTATTGATTTACTATCAAAGTCACTACCATTTATAGTATTCATACTATATTTTTGAATTATATTGGAATAGGTTATATTTTTATCCCATCCCTGAGTTTGCCTTGCCCATTCATATAATACAGGTTCATTCCATTCAATGGTCTGCCCTCTTGGATTTTGATGTTCATGTATCATACCCAAAACATGACCGAATTCATGTAAAATTGTGGGAATATCCATCCACCCATAATTTAATGTAACAGCATTGGGATCAGAAGATAGACAATCAGTGCCCACTAGAGACCATGATCCTACATTTGGTACAAAGGAAATTCTAACATTTCCCATACTTTCTACAAACCTAATTTTAAATGGGAGAATTGGCTGGTACCGAGATATGTATAATTTCTTGACAATTTCTGGGTAATCAGTTCTTCCATGTAATTCTCTTGTCAATGGATCCTGTTTTTCTAGAGGCCCAAAAGCAGGTATAGGTGTCCAAGATAAAGGCTGATTCGCTGGATAATGCCTCCCATCCACTGTATATTTACTAGGATCACAAAATTGTACTGTAATTTCCTTTATATCATTTGACCATATTTTATCTCTTTGAAATGCGGCTAATAATCTAGTATAATGAAATTGATCCTCTGCTTTTCCTACCATTTCTCCATGTGCATGCTCTTCCCTGTCCAAGGGTTTTTGAACACACATGCGAACTTGTGATAAATCAAGGGCCATTTTATTGAATTTTCTTTATTTCATGAAATAAAGAAAATTATTTTTTTTCTATTAAATCTTTTATATATTTTACAACCTCTGAACGATTATAATGATTTGCCCATTTCATAGCCCAATTATCTCTAGCTGTAATATCAGCTCTGAGACCGAGTATTTTATCACTTAAATAATCATGATAATTTGCCCATTTCATGACATTAGCAGTCATCAGCTCCCATGGATACTAAATAATTTACTACTTTTATCTTTCCATTTCTACTCGCCCATTTCACTGCCCAATTATTATCAGCTGTAATATCAGATCCCATGGTTACTAGATATTTTACTACTTCTAAATGTCCATTATAACTTGCCCATCCCACGGCAAGATTATTACAAACTGTAATATCAGCGCCTATAGATACTAGGTATTTTACCATTTCCAAATGTCCATCACTACTCGCGATTTGCACAGCCCAATTATCATCGGCCTTAATATTAACTCCTACAGATACTAGGTATTTTATACCATTTAAATCATTTATTTTTATCAAATCGTAGATATCCGATCTTTTCCAATAATTCTGTATTCTCTTTTTATTGAGAAGATATAAGGAATCTTTAGGATCACATATTTTTAGCAGTAATTCAATATTCAATACACTACAAATATGATCGGTCAGTTCTAGCGGTAGTGATAACGGCATTTTTCCAATTTTTAGTTATTTATATTTTTTATAAATAATTATTGTTTTTATTTCAATTCTATGATGTCACAAATCTCCGAGAAAATATATGATTTTCCCTTGATATTAAACAATTTAAAAATTTAACATAAATATTTCCCTTTACAATATTATCTGGATATTCTAAATTCATTATATATCTACAATTTGGAAATATTATAACAGGAAATAACAGTGAATCATTTTTTCGTATCAATTTTACGTTATTTATTCTATCGTCACCAGAATCTAGAGGAAAATCCATAAATCTAAATCTAATAATTTCAGGCCATGGTTTCATGAATATTATCTCTGTAATTATATTTGGACCTATACTCCAATCAAATTTATAACTCAAATATTTCTCTCCATTAAATTTATCTGTAAAATCACTCATACTGTATATAGGATATAAATCAGGGGATATATTTTTCTTTCTATTTTTTTCATATAATTCATATGAATTATATACGGTATGAATTTTGGGTATTTTTAATTGAAATGGATTTGATACTTTTTGGAGAAAATTATTTGGTAATTTGACTTCTACCATTACTACTATAATTTCTGCAGAAATTATCCATGGAAATATTGGTAAATTTATCGTGTTATT